GTCCTGTTGCCTCGCGAAATTTGTTTGGGTCGTCTAAAGGTTTCCAGTGTACGTTTTTATAGACAGGTTTTTTAGCGGTCACTGAGCCCCCAGGTTTTATCGTAAACATAATCTTTTCCTTCTTTAGCTCCTACCCATGCTTTCTGTGCACTATCATAGGCGTGTCCCTTTATACTTTTGTCTGTACGCATAATCGTTAATACATCCATACCATTATATACTTTGGCATAAGTATTTTGACTCATCGCTACACTACCTCCACTCACTAAGAGTGCAAATTCAGAGCAGGCTGTTAAACAGACCAAGGCTGCTCCTAGAATGAATAGTTTGAAGTTCATTATTTCTTTCTCTCCATAATCATTTTACGTTCTCCGTTGGTAATAAATTCAAAACCAAAGGAGCCTGCTACGTTTTTAACTAACTGCGAATCATATTTTTGCCAGTCATCAAACACGAACACAGAT